CGTTATTTATGCAACGTCTGGGCAAAAGCACGCGCGGCGATCTCCCGTGCCGGTATTCATGTTTTTGGTTTTCGCGTGGTGGAACCACACCACGACGGGACACCGCACTGGCATATGCTGCTGTTTATGCAACCGCATGACGTTGATGCGGTGCGCGATATTCTTTGCTATTACGCCAGGATTGCCGATTCAGAAGAGCTACAGACACCCAACGCGCTTAAGGCGCGTTTTCACGTTGAGCCTATCGATCCCGCTAAAGGGTCGGCAACAGGCTATATCGCTAAGTACATCTCAAAGAATATCGACGGCTTTGCGCTCGATGGCGAGCAGGATGAAGAAACAGGGGAAAACCTGCGCGATATGGCCAAATCCGTATCGGCCTGGGCATCCCGCTGGCGGATTCGCCAGTTTCAGCAAATTGGTGGTGCGCCTGTGACTGTATGGCGTGAGTTGCGCCGCCTGGGCGATCAGCGCCTGACTGACAGCCGTATGGATGCGGTGCTGGCAGCGGCTGATGTCGGGGACTGGGCGGCCTATACCCAGTTGCAGGGCGGCGCACTGGTTGCACGTCGCGATCTGGTTGTACGTCTGGCCTATGAAATCACTGAACAGGGTAACGAGTACGCAGAAGATGTTCAGCGTGTGCAGGGTATCTATTCGCCTTTGATCCCTGATTCCGAAGTTTGCACCCGTCTGGTTAAGTGGCAGAAGGTTGCGAAGTTGGCCGAAGCGCCAGCGGAGGCGGGTTTTTCTGGCGGCAGCGCCGCCCCTTGGAGTTCTGTCAATAACTGTACGGAGGGGGGAACCCGGAGACGGTTAAAACTGGAACTGAACCAGCGAGGGTTTGCCGGAACGGATGAAGAAATCGACATTCTGAAGCGGGGTGGCGGTCTCAAATTTGGCCGATCTGCCCTGATTTACAGGAAAGGGAGGTTACAGGAGAAGCGGAACAATCCGGAAGATGAACAATGGCCAGGCTGGCAGTAGTGGTGTGTAAGTGCGTGATTAGTAATGTGTAAATTGCGTTTTACGCTAATTATCATTTCACATATTGTGCGTTTGGGTATACTGTATGGTTATACAGTGTTTTGTTTTGTTTTGTGGGAGGGCTGCATGGATATCTTAGAGGCATCAGCAAAGCTGGAGCGCATCGAATTACTGGCAAAAATTGCCCATGTAAGTGAGATAAGCGCGAAGGAAAAGACTATTGCCTTAACCTGGATCGGTGAAATTGCTGAAGAGATGCGGAACGTAGTCAGGGGGGAAATAAAAAACCCCCAGAGCGGGGGCATTTTAGGCAGCGGGCGCAGCCTTCAATAAATCCAGAGCCATTTGCTTCTGGTCGGGTGAGAGATTTTTGAGCAATGTTTGCACCAAGGAATCACCCGTTTTTGCGCTGGGGCTGAGGGTGTGGGAAAACGTCAAATTCATAACAAAAGTGTGCCCACACTCCACATCAGCACAAGCGCAGTAAATATCCGCAATCTCGCGATGTTTCCGGTTAGTCTTGCGAATTACAGCCTTGGAGCCGCATTCCGGGCATTCAATCTTCAGGACTCTCATATTCCATTCTCCGGCTGTCAAATAATGCCTGGATTTTAGCCTTTTTTGCATCATGCTGCACCCTTCACCGTTGTTTCTTCAGCAAAATTTAAATGCAGGTGGCGCGGAATTTCCGGATCGCTGTTGATGGCCATCGCCAGGCGGCGCTGAATGGGCAGCACTTCATTCTTTTTGTAGGTGCGTTCAACCTTTTCCGGGTCGCCCAGTCCGGCAGTATTCTGCGGAACGATACCCGCAAGCCCGGCCGGGAAGCGGTGCGCGTTCAGAATGTCCTGGGCGCTGATGTTCTTCACGCTCGCAAATTCATCTTTGGCCGAAATATCCCCCATCTCAATAAACTTGATCGCGTCGCCGTCGCCGCCAGGGATGTTTACCAGGATGGTGGAGAAGTTGCCGATCCCCTTGCTGTCCCGCAGCTGCTGTTCAATCTCCTCCTCCATTTCGTCCGTCATGCTGGGGTCACGGGTATACAAAATGCCGCCCGTGTGTGCGCCGTTGTGGTAGTAGCGACGGCGGAAGATAACCGCCTCACTGTTCAGCAGGGCAGAGTGAACGCCGCCGATGTAGTCCGGCAGACCATAGATGTGCTGCTGCGGGTCGTACATCTTGATGAAAATGATATCTTCAGGCGGGAACGCCAGCGGCTCGCCTTCCTGTAAAACCACATAATCCCCGGGCACAGTCTCCGCGTTTTCTCTCTCCTTTCGTCGGCGGAGGTAAAGCCCCGGCAACGGCTGAAGCCCGATCACATCTCCCCAGCCATTACGGATTTTGGCCACAGCGATATCACCAAACGTCAGGTAATCAAAAACAGCGGCCTCCAGCTCGTCGAACGTCAGGCCGCCGCCTTGATAGTCTGCTGTAACCATGTTTTTACGGGCGTGGATAATCCCTCCGTGCTGGCCGTTCAGGTTGATTAGCTGAGCCAGCGCCAGGCGGTCAATCGGCTGGGTGTAGTGATCGGCGGCGTTGTCATACCAGATGTCCCGGTAATCGGTTCCGGTAGTCAGTACCGGTTCTGGTTTGCCAAAGCTGATAATGCTCATTTTTTTGGACTTATCGCCGCGCTGTTCACGCTTCACAAAACGTTTCTTTTTGCTCATGCTGCCTGTTTCCTTACACCCCAGCGGGATTTTGGTTTGTTTTCGTAGTTAAGTGGTTCGTTATGCAGGGCGTGGGTGATTGCCCAGAATGCCTCTGCGTGGCCAGTGTCCTGGCTGCGGTCTGCAACAAAGGTCATGGCGTTACCGCTGTTTGTGGTCGTGCGCCTTACTGACATAAAACTGGCGGGGATTTCCTTCAGGTTTTTGTCCCACTCGATACGCTGGCTTTCCACCACATCGGCGGCCTTCAGTACCAGCTGGTTTTTGGTGTTCATGTCGTAGCGAATCGGGACAACAACCTTCATGGCAAAGTGCTGGATGTTGTCAAACACCCCTTGGCCGATCCCGGTCACGTCCACGCCCAGATACGTGAAGTTGTACTGGTCAAACAGCTTTTCGATCTGCTTTGCCTGGTAGCGGAAGTTCATTCCCTTCCAGTAAATCACCTTCAGCACACGGAATTTTTCCACGGCAAACATAGGTGGGGCGACGATGACGAAACACGACAAATCGCCGCTGCGTGCCGGGTCAAAGCCGCCCCAGACTGGCCTGTCACCAAACGGCCGTTTTGCGTCCGGGTCGTGATCCTGCCAGGTGTCCACCTCCACGCCGCACGCTTCCAGATCGGAAAAGCTGAAAACAGAATCCTTGCTGTCCACGAACACGCACATGTAAAGCATGTCGAACGTGGCGGTGTTGTAGCGGTTGCGCAGCTTCTCGATGTTGGCCAGATTGAAGCCACCCGCAATGGCATCTTCCATGGTGATGACATAGCGCCACTGGCCATCCGGACAGAGCCGGCCACCGTCCCGCATTTCATCGAACAGCGGAAATTTGATGGCCGCGCGTTTCCTGCTGCCCTGTTTCCACTCTTCACCCGTCCAGAACGGGTACGCCTGGTGTGTTTTGGCCGATGGCGTGGAAAAGTAGGTGGTCCGCCATTTGTCATGGGTGGCCATCGCACTGGCTACTTCATTGAGTTTTGCGAAGTTGGGCACCCAAAAATATTCATCACAGTAAAGATGGCCACTGTATGACTGCGCGGTGTTTTTGTTGGTCGACAGAAAACGCAGCTCTGCGCCGTTGCTTAAGCGGATCGGGTTCCCGGTCAGCGTGATACCGAAATACTGTTCGGCAATGTTGACGATGTAAGACCGGAAAACTTCCGCCTGGGCTTTGGACGCAGACAGGAAGATTTGCGGATCGCCCGTCATTACCGCGTTTTCAAACGCCTCAAACGCAAAGTACCAGGTTGCACCGATCTGGCGACTCTTCAGGATGTTCCTGACCAGCTGGGCAATGTTGCGGCGCAGGTGTTTCTGATATTCGAAAAGATGTTCGTCCGCCCAGGTGTCAAAATCCTCCTGTGTAAGAGACGAAATATCGTTTTTCTTGTACTTGCGTTTGCCGCGCGGTTCATCCTCGCTATCCCCTCGCGCAGCTGCCTGCCGTTCCCCCTGGCTGGAGGCCAGCTTTTCTTTATGCTTATTGCTCTGGGCGCGCAGCTTTGTGGCGTGAGCAATAAGCAAATCCATTTCTTTTAAATCCAGGTCCGTTTTATTGTCGCGGGATGCTAACAGCTGGTAACGGCGCTCTATTGCCTCCTCTGTACTCTCGAAACTGAGCAGGTCAGCCCATTTATATTTCTCCGCCCAGTAGTAAACGATCCGCGCATTCGGCAGATTTAATTCTGATGCAATTTCTTTGGGCGTGTAACGGCGCAGGTAAAGTGCGCGGACAACGCCTCTTAATTCGTCTGAGTATTTAGCCATAGATTTAATTATGCCGTGGTGCTGATGAAAAAACGGCGGGGTTAATTCGGGGCTGTTCGGTAATGACTTATAACCGAACTGTTCAGAATAAAGCGTAATGCGGGGATGTGTTTAATTAGCAATAATCAAATCCACAGCAAGGGAAACAGTTAATCGACAGAGGGGGAAATATGTGTCGCATTTAAAAACTGGCTGGCTGTGTGTTGCTACTGAAGGCGATACGGTTGATGGACGCGTGCTGGAACGGCAATGGATTATCGACATGGGGGAAACCTATGACCCAAACCATTACGCCGCCTTACTCTGGCCTGAACATGAGCGCTACGCCGGAAACTTTGGTGAAGTGCTGGAAGCGATGTGGCAGGACGGCGATGACGGGCTGGCAAGGCTGTATGTCAGCCTGTGCCCGAATAAGCGCCTGATTTACGCAAACGACGAAGGCCAGTTGCTTTATTTCTCCGTAGAGCCGGAACTGAACTGGCGCGGAGGGGAACGCACTTATCTGAAGGGGCTGGCTGTCACTGACAATCCGGCAAGTGTAGGAACGACACGGCTGCGCTTTAGTCGGCGCAAATTAAACAAACAGGGATATTACAGTTGTGTGATTTCCCGAAACGGTAAAATTACACAGGAAGGAAATATGAAAGGCTGGCAAAAATATTTTGGCTTGAAACCAAAGTTTGAAGAGCAAGACCCGCAGGATAAACCGCCAGCGGATGATGATAAATTACAGGCGCTGGCCAGTGCGGTAAACGATCTGGAAGCGCGTGTGGGTGCAATTGAAACCCAGCTTAATTCCGTGCAGGACGATGTTGACACTATTACCGAAGTAGTGGACACAGAAGAATTTGCCGTTATTCGTGACAATGCAAAGGAGATTGTTACCCGCTTTAATGATTTGGGTAATAAAGGCAGTAAGCGTAAAGAACGTCAGGTGCCGTCTAAATCCGGTCAGTTCAAATACCTGTAATTAACCGCAACGCGAATAAGCAAAACATTTTTATTATCGCTTAATTGCGAGGGAGTCTTATGTTACTGAATAACCGTGCGCGGGATTTACTGGACAATTATACGGCGGGTATGGCGCAGCATTTTGGCACGCAAAACCCTGGACGTTATTTTTCGCTAAATGACCCGCAGGAAACAGCGCTGCGTCTGGCCATGCTGGAGTCCGTGGAGTTCCTGAACTGGATCACCACGCTGGACGTTGACCAGCTGAGTGGCCAGGTCGTCAACGTGGGCGCGTCTGTTCTCCATACCGGGCGCAGCGAAACAGGCCGTTTTGTCCGTCAGGTAGGGGTTGACGGCAATACTTACTCACTGGTTGAGACAGACAGCTGCGCGGCGCTGCGCTGGGATCTGCTTTCCGTCTGGGCGAACGCCGGGAAGGAAGAAAACGAGTTTTACAACCTGGTGCAGACCTTCAGCACCCAGGCTTTTGCCATGGATATGCTGCGTATTGGCTTCAACGGTACACACCGCGCCAAAACCACAGACCCTAAAGCCAATCCAAATGGTGAAGATGTCAACATTGGCTGGCATGAAATCATGAAAACGATGCTGGACGGCAAGCAAATCATGACCGATCCGGTGGTGCTCGATCAGGCGGGTGATTACAAATCGCTGGATGCGATGGCCTCCGATCTGATTAACGCCAAAATCCCGGCACAGTTCCGCAATGACCCGCGCCTGGTGGTGCTGGTAGGTGCTGACCTGGTGGCTGCTGAACAGTACCGACTGTTCCAGGCTGCTGACCGCCCAACGGAGAAAATCGCGGCGCAGCTGTTGGGCAACACCATTGCTGGCCGTCAGGCGATTATCCCGCCGTTCATGCCGGGCAAACGCATGGTGGTTACGCCGCTTTCTAACCTGCACATCTACACCCAGCGCAACACGCGCCAGCGTAAAGCGCGCTTTGAAGATGATCGCAAACAGTTCGAAAACAGCTATCTGCGTAATGAAGGCTATGCGATTGAAGAGCCGGAGCTGTACGCGGCGATTGATGAAAATGCCGTGACTATCGGCAAGCCGTCTGAGCCAGTGGAGGGTTAAACATGTCTCTTTCACCCGCGCAGCGGCATAACCAGCGCATTGCGATGGAACAAAAGCTGAAGCAAAGCCTGGCCGTTGGCACCACGGAAAGCATGCACCTGCTGATTAAGGCGCTGGAAACAGACGTGGAACAGGTGCGAAGCCTGCCGCTTATTGCTGACCGCGTTGAGCATAAGCGCAATGTGCTGCTGCCGAAATGGGTTCCGACAGTGGAAGCGTATCTGGCCAGCGGCCAGGTGTATGCCAATCCGGTTCTGGCGTGGTGCGTGATCTGGCTGTTTGACGTGGGCGATCTGGATAAGGCGCTGGAATGGGCTGATATCGCTATTGCCCAGCAACAGGCTACACCGGAACGGCTGCGCAGCAATTTTCCAACGTTCGTGGCCGATACGATGCTGGCCTGGGCGGAGGAGTCTGCGGGGCGCGGGGAAAGCATTGAACCGTATTTTTCACGCACGTTTGAGAACGTGGCCACCCGGTGGCGGCTGCATGAGCAGGTGACAGCGAAATGGTACAAGTTCGCCGGGTTGCAGCTGCTGCGCGGTGAGGATGGCCAGAAAACGGCGGCGGGTGTGGACGATGTGGAAACACTTCAGAAAGCCGATCAGCTGCTGGCCTCCGCTGAACAGTATTACTCAAAAATCGGCGTTAAAACGCAGCGGCAGACCATTGCCGCGCGCATCCGAAAACTGACGCAGGGTTAAAGACTACCGCAAGCCAGGCGGGCGCGGTGGAGGGCAGAAACACGATGTGAAGCTGCGCCGTGGAAACCGGACAGCCCGCCTATTTTTTCGGGGGAGCCATGTTTAGTGGAAAGCCGCTTGATTATCAGGACGAGCCGCTAAAAAACGAAGGATTCTGGCCAGACCTGAACCTGAAAGACTTTCAGGCACAGCGAGCGATCCCGGCTGATGTTGAGGCGGACACCGTTGCCCAGGCGCTGCTGGCGGCTGTGGCGGAGGTGAATGCGGAGCTGGAAAAAGTGGAAGCCAGCTGGAAGGCAAAAGGGGTTCTGAGCGCAGGGGACGCGCCGGGGGCACGCATGGGGGAGTTAAACGCCCTCTGTGCGCAGTACATGAAGGCGGTTTTTGCCAGGGCAAAAGCGGACCTGTTGGGGGAGTTTGCCACCGTTGGGCGGCGTGACTCTCACCCAGGCCAGGAAAGCACGGAAACCCGCGCCGGATTGCTGGCAGAGGCGTCAGTGGTGATCCGCCGCATGAAGGGGCTGAAAAGGGCAACGGTGAAGAAAGTATGAGCCAGACACAGCTTGAAAACCTGACGGCGTTCTTTACCAGCAACGTGCCAGCCCGTGCGATGCAGTCGTTTGACAGCGTAGTGGATGAAATGGAGTTCGTGCCGGCTGCAAAGGATATGGGGCTGGGGCAGTACCGCCAGGCGGTGATCCGCTATGACGCGGTACTGAGCTGGGAGCGATTCCCGTATCGCCTGTGTCCGCCGCAGCTGCTTATGTCGCTGATGGCTGCCTGGCTCGATGAGGCAGACCGGGAACTGCTTGACGAAATCGGGGTAACTGAGGCCGATCCGCAGTGGGATGTATCGGTGGCCGATGAAGAAACCGCCGATATTGTCCTGACGGTTCCCATGGCGGAAGAGCTGGTGATCCGTGAGGACGAAAAGGGATTAATTCCCTGGCAGGGCAAACGCTGGTCACTGGTTGAGCCGGAGATCTGGACGGCGCTGACCGCAACGATTTACGGCGTGGATGAATCCGGTGCGCCTGTGGGCGATGCGTCGTGATTGCCGGAGGGGAACTTAACAAGCGCCAGCTGGCGGAGCTGAAAAAGGCGCTGGCCAGCATGGAGCTGCCGCCCAAAAAACGGCAGCGGCTGCTGTGGCGAATGGCGAAATATGGCGTTATTGCCGCCGCCAAACGCAACGTGCGGAATCAGGAAACACCGGACGGGGAAGGCTGGGAAGGTCGCAAAACAAAGCGCAAAGGGAAGATGCTGCGCAATATGCCGAAACTGCTGCATATCCGGGAAATGCCCGAGATTCAGGCCGTGCGGATTTACTTGCAGGGTGGCGGCTACCGGAACGGGGAAACGCCTGTACCCGCTGGCACGGTGGGCTATTCGCAGCAAAACGGCATGCGCGTCCGGGTGAGTCGTGCAAGCCAGCCAGGGAAGGCACAGCCAGGCAAGATGGCCACCGCTGCGCAGGGAAAAAAACTGCGTGTGCTGGGCTACCGGGTGCGCCGGGGGAAGCGCTGGAAAAAGCCCACTATCCGGGAAATAACCAGCGAAATGCCATACGCACAGGCGGGGTTGCTTATCCGGAAGTTAAGCGGCAAGGCCGTCAAAACAAGCTGGACTATCGATCTTCCTTCCCGCGTATTTCTGGGAATGGGTGATGAGGACTTTAACAAGGCGCTGGCACGCCAGCTTCAGGCCATCGGCTTTGGCTGGGATGTGAATGCGCAGGATATCAGGGGGAGAACATGACCTGGCCAAATGTGACCGTTAACCAGGTAAACCAGCTACTGGGCGAAACCAATGAGGTGGAACGCGCGGTGCTGTTTATCGGTACGGGAACCAAAAATACAGGCAAGACCCTGGCTGTGAACACACAGAGCGATTTTGACGCGCTTCTGGGTGAGGCTGACAGCCAGTTAAAAAGTGACGTGCTGGCTGCGGTGTCGAATGCTGGCCAGAACTGGTGGGGGTTCGTCCATGTGCTGGCTGCTGACAGCGAGCCGGAGGCATGGGTTAAAGCGGTGCTGGCTGCGCAGGTGTCGTGCTCGGTTGAAGGCGTGGTGCTGAGCAATGACATCTCAACGAAGGCGGAAATTAACCAGGCTATTACGTTACGTGCGGATCTGATCGCGAAGTATGGCCGCTGGGTATGGTTCATTCTGGCCACGCAGGGAATGCAGGATGAAGAGGGGCAGGCGGATTACCTTGTGCGTATGTCCACCCTTCAGGCTGGCATTGCGGAAAAGGCGGTGCAGCTGGTTCCCCGCCTCTGGGGGAACGAACCAGGCGTGCTGGCTGGCCGTCTGTGCAGCCGTGCTGTCACCGTGGCGGACAGCCCGGCCCGTGTAAAAACGGGGGCGCTGGTCAGTCTGGGTAGCGACGAACTTCCGCTGGATGGCACAGGCGCGGTGCTGGAACTGGCCACGCTTCAGGCGCTGGAGGCGCAGCGCTTCAGCGTGCCAATGTGGTATCCGGATTATGACGGGTTCTACTGGTCAGATGGCCGCACGCTGGATGTGGAAGGGGGGGATTATCAGTCCATCGAAACGTTGCGCGTTGCCGATAAAGCCGCACGCCGGGTGCGTCTGCTGGCCATCGGCAAAATTGCAGACCGTTCGCTTAACAGCACGCCGGGCAGCATTGCTGCACACCAGACGCTGTTTGCGAAGCCGCTGCGCGAAATGTCCACGGCAGCAAACATCAACGGGGTTTCATTCCCCGGCGAAGTGAAGCCGCCGCAGGATGGTGATGTAACCATTGTCTGGAAAAATAAAAAGGCGGTGGAGATTTACATTGTGGTGCGCACCTGGGAAGTGCCGCTGCAAATCACTATTAGTCTGTTACTGGATGCCAGCCTGGAGGCCGCCGCATGAGTAAGCGTATTTCGGGAATGTCGTTTGATACCTACATTGGCGGCGATCTGATCCACATCGAGAAAGTTTCTCTCGATATCACGGACAACAGCGCTGCCGCGCAGACCCGTGGCGTACCGGATGGTCACGTTGATGGTGATGTGGCCGCAGAGGGTGAAATTGAAGTCAGTTCCAAAGTGCTGAGCGTGCTGACGGCCAAAGCACGATCAGCGGGTTCCTGGCGCGGTATTGAACCCGTGGATTTCCTCTTCTATGCCAAAGCCGGTAATGAGGAAGTCAAGGTGGAGACGTTCGGCTGCAAACTTCAGCTGAGTAACCTGCTGGATATCGATCCGAAGGGTGGCAGCGTGGCCACGCACAAAATCAAATACTTTGTGACCAGTCCAAAGTTCGTAAACATCAACGGCGTTCCGTATCTGGAAGCGGAAGCCACGGAAAACCTGATCGGTTAAGGGGCAGGGATGCAGGAGTACGAAAAAGGCGCTCTGACGCTGGCGGTTATGGGGGCGCTTATCGCGCTGGGTAAGCTACTGTCCAGCAATGAGCCTGTTACGGCACGGCTGGCCATCGGGCGGGTAATTGTCGGGAGTGCGCTTTCTGTGGCGGCTGGTTCGGCGCTGTATCTGGTTCCGGAGCTTCACCCGCTGGCGCTTCTGGGGATTGGTTCAGCGCTGGGGCTGGCCGGGCTTCAGGGGGTTGAGCTTTGGCTCAAACGTAAAGGGATTAACGCAAGGGCGGGTAAATTATGACGTTAAGTGAAAAGCAGCAGCTGTTTACCGTGATGGTGGCCAGTCTGATCCACTGGTCTGAAGAGCACGGCTATCGTCTGACGTTTGGCGAGGCATACCGCACGCCAGAACAGGCCGCGCTGAACGCTAAAAAGGGCAGCGGTATCACCAACAGTCTGCATACCCAGCGCCTGGCCGTGGATTTTAATCTGTTCGTGAATGGCCAGTACAAAACAGACACCGCTGATTATCTCCCGCTGGGTGAATACTGGGAATCGCTGGGCGGTACGTGGGGCGGCCGCTTTAAATCCCGTCCGGACGGCAATCACTTCAGTCTGGAGCATAACGGGGTGCGCTGATGACAAATGGCCAGTGGCTGGTAGTGGTTGCGCTGGCGTTTGTATGGGGCTGGCTGACCGCTGACTGGCGGCGTGACAGTCTGGAGCTGGCGATCAACTCCGCCGCACAGGTTGCGGGTAACAAGTCCCAAAAGGCGATGCTGGAGATTGCCAGCGAATCCGCCAGGGGGCTGGAAGATAAACTGGAGGCGCTGGAGAGTGGCAGACCGAAGGAAATCAGGACGGAAATTCTTAAGCCGGTTTTCACTAACGTTTGCGTGTCTGATGATTTTATCCGGATGTACAACGCAACCGTCGAAAATACCGAGCGTACCTTATCAGGAAAACCTGAAGCGCAAATGCCCAACGGAAAATCTTCCGCGCATTAAAGGTAATACCGGGGCGGATATTGCTGCCCCTGCTATTGAATATCAGGATTTATATTCTGTGTGTGCAGCACGTCATAACGCGCTGATAGATGAAATAAACAAACGAGAGAGTGTATTAAATGGAACAGAAAATTAATCTGGTTGTATGTGGTCAGGAAATTGTTTTCGCGCCTAACCAGACCGCCTATAACAAATTCATTAATGAAATGGCGATGGATAACAAGGTTGCCCCGGCGCATAACTATTTAACCCGTATTGTAGAGCCGGAAAGTAAAGACGCGCTGGCCGAGCTTTTAAAACGTCCGGGAGCAGCATTGCAGCTGGCTGGCAAGGTAAATGAAATTTACGCGCCTGAGCTGGAAATTGAAGTAAAAAACTGACAAAGCGAGTCCGGGCTATTGAAAGAAACGGACTCGATCAGTATTTAATTTTACGCCGCCATTATTTACCCCACGGGGAAGATTCAATTGACGATATCGCCGCCGCTGTCTGGCTGGATAATCGTCAGTGGGACAATATGCGTATTGCTGTTGCAAACGGAATAAGCACTGCTTTTAAAGGCGATGAATGAAACAGTTAGATTTTACATTAAGCCTGATCGATAAATTGTCCCGCCCTTTAAAACAGGTGCAGAACAATGTGACCGGCTTTGCGGAAAAATCAGCGGCAGCGTTTACGAAGATTGGCGGCGGCGTGCTGGCGCTGGCCGGAACGGGCATGGCCATCAAAGGCGCATTGTCCCCGGCCATAGAAATGTATGACGCACTGAACGAGGCGGCCGCAAAAGGTATCGACGATTCTGCGCTAAAAACCGTCCGGCGCGATGCGCTCATGTTCAGCACGACATACGGCGCCAGCGCCGTGGAGTTTGTTCAGTCCACTGAATCAATTAATGCGGCCATCGCCGGGCTGACCGGGAATGAACTGCCGAAAGTGACCAAAGTTGCCAACGTCCTGGCGTTTGCCATGAAATCAACTGCGGTGGAAACGTCGGAGTTTATGGGGCAGATGTTCGGCAACTTTTCGTCTGATGCCGCCCGCCTGGGTAAAGTGCAGTTCGCTGAACAGCTGGCCGGAAAGATGGTTTATATGCGCAAGACGTTCGGCGCGGAAATGGGCACTATCAAAGACCTGATGGAAGGCGCGCGCGGCGTGGGAACCAACTACGGTGTCGGGCTGGATGAACAGCTGGCCGTTCTGGGGCAACTGAGCCGCACGCTGGGAACGGAAGCGAGCAGCGCCTACGAAGGCTTTATGACGGGCGCGATCGATGGCGCTAAAAAGCTGGGGCTGTCCTTCACTGACGCTACCGGAAAAATGCTGTCCATGCCTGAAATGCTGGCAAAGCTACAGGGCAAATATGGCAAGAGCCTGGAAGGGAACCTGAAGGCACAGGCGGAGCTGGATGAAGCCTTTGGGGACAGTTCGGCGGTGGTTAAGCAGCTGTATGGCAACGTGGCGCTACTTCAGCGGAATATCACCGAACTGGGCGGCGCTGACGGACTGAAGCGCACCCAGGAAATGGCGGCCAGAATGGTGAAACCGTGGGATCGCTTTATTGCCATTCTGACGGCCATTAAAACCGTCATTGGCCTGACGCTGATCCCGGTACTGTATCCGCTGCTGAATCGCCTGGCAGATATGGGGCAGACCTTTGCCCGGTGGATGCAGCTGTTTCCCAACATCGCGCGGGTGGTGGGGTATGCCGCGTTAGCGCTGCTGAGTTTTGCCGCCGTGGGTGCTGTAGCCAATATCGTGATGGGCGTCAGTACGTTTGTGATGATGGGCATGACGAAGGTGCTGGCACCCGTGGCCAGACTGCTGGGACTCAATCGCCTGGCAATGCTCGCCAGTAACGCCGTTACGCAGCTGTTTACTGCCGGATTGCGGGGTTTGCGTGCCGCACTGCTGGCCGCCAGCATTGCCGCCCGTATGGGTTCTGCCTCGTTTTTACTGATGATTGCCCCGATTGCGGCCGTTGCCCTGGCCATTGCTGGCGTGGTGCTGGCGGTCATTAAGTTCTGGCAACCGATCAAGGCGTTCGTCAGCGGTTTTATCAGTGGGTTCAGCCAGGCCAGTGGCGCACTGACTCCGTTTAAAGGGCTGTTCAGTGGCATCGCCATGGCGGTGAGCTGGGTCTGGAACGGCGTGAAAACGCTGTTTGGCTGGTTTGGCAACCTGCTTTCCCCGGTACAAATGACCGGAGAAAAACTGGCTGGCGTGACCAGCGCGGGCGAAACCTTTGGCCGTGTCGTGGCGGGGGCGGTTGGCCTGGTTCTGACTCCGTTTGAGCTGGTTTATCGTTCCATTCAGACGGTCATTGAGATGTTCGGGATCGTTATTGATGGCTGGGGTGATGTGGTTAACGCCTTTGATATTAATTCCCCTGTCGCCTCCTTTGAAAAAATGGCCAGCGTGATCGGTGGTGTGTTCGGGAAATTATGGGACACCCTGAAAGGTTCATTTACCGGAACGTATAACTGGATTATTGAAAAGCTGAATAAAATTCCGGGCGTGGATATTGCCCTGGCTGCTGATTCAGGTTCGGGAGCAAATAAGGGAATCCCTTTCAACCCTAAACAGGTTGAACAGTCTGCGATTGCTTCACCTGAAATAAAACAGATTGAACAGTCTGCGATTACTTCACCTGAACTAAAACAGGTTGAGTATGGCGGGAATATTACGCAGCAGTTAACGCAAAACACGTTATTACCGGAGCCACCGCCAGCAATTGCCCCCAGTGTGCTTTTAACAGGCGGGGAGCTTAAAGGCGTTGAGCGTGGCGGGATCAGTAAAACCATAAACAGCAATTCAAAATCTGTTACGGACAACAGCCGCAAAATTGACACGGTGAATATCTATCCGAAAGAAACACTTTCACCGGGACAGTTGCAGGAGTGGCAGGAGCTAAACCCATGAGTGATTTGCTTTACATCGATCTGCTGATTGAAAACGGTAATTTTGTTCTGAATACCGGGAAAGAGCCTGAGCTGTGTAATAACCGCAAAAGTATCGGGCAGGACATTATTCACAGCATTCTGGAAAGCGGTCTGGCCACGCAGCTGGTTGGTGAACGCAGCCCGACTTTACGCGCGGATATCTTCACGCAGCTGGAACTGCTGATTGAAGAGGATGAACGCATTGTGCCGGGTACGGTGGATGTGAGCGAGGAAAGCCAGAAGCGATTATGGGTGACGGCGAGCACGTATGACTTTGGCGGAATATCTGCACAGGTGGAGCTATGACGGAAAAACCGCAGGTTGATTTTGAAGAGGTGGTGAAGTCCAGCGGGATGCCCGTTACGGAAGAGGCGGTGCGCACCCGTTTCAACGCCATCGCCGCAGAGGAAGGACTGATTACCAACACGTCGCGCATGTCTCCGTTCTGGCGGCTCATTACCGCCATTGTGACCGCGCCAGTGATGTGGCTGAAGGATGCGCTGGTTTCGGTGGTCATGGCCAATATGTTTGTGGCCACTGCGGGTGGGCAGATGTTGCGTCTGCTGGCCTGGGCGGTGAACGTCACGGCTAAACCTGCCAGCGCTGCGGAAGGTGTGATCCGCTTTTACAAGGAAGATTCAAAACAGGCCGTCACCGTGACGGCGGGAACGGTAGTCCAGACCGAAAGAATTAACGGCCAGGTTTATGCCCTGGCCACCGTGGCCGATGTGGTGATCCCGTCCGGCACGGCAAGCGCTTTACTTGCCGTCAAGGCAACCGGAACGGGCGGGGCGTACAACCTTGCGCCGGGTTATTACCGCATTTTGCCTGTGGCCGTGGATGGTATCAGCCATGTGGCCAGTGAAGAGGACTGGCTGACCGTGCCGGGTGCGGACGAAGAAAGCGATGACGAGCTGCGCGAGCGCTGCCGGAACCAGTTCAACCTGGTGGGGAACTATCACACGGACGCGGTTTACCGTTCGATGATTGCGAGCGTGGCAGGACTGAGCATTGAGCGGATTTTCTTTCTCCATGACGCGCCACGTGGTCCGGGTACAGCGAACGCGTATTTGTTGCTGGATAGCGGGGTCACGTCAGAGCCGTTTATTGAAGCCGTTAATGACTACATCAACACGCAAGGCCACCACGGGCACGGGGACGATATGCAGTGTTTTGCCATGCCGGAAACCCGCCACGATCTGAGTGTGACGGTGTATGTCAGGAACCTGAATAACCTTGAAGCGGAACAACAGGACGCGCTGAAAAAAGGAATTGAAAACCTGATCCGCTGCGCCTTCAGGGAAAACACGGATTATGACGTGAAAAAGACGTGGCCATATTCCCGCTTTTCGTTTTCGCAGCTGGGGCGCGAGGTGCACAAAACCTTCCCGGAGTCGGATTCCATTGAGTTTTCGCTGAAGGATATCACCAGCGAACTGAGCGTACCGCGCCTTAACTCCTTAACGGTGAGCCTGAAAGATGACTGATTTTCTGAAGAAACTGGCCAGCATGTCGCTGCCTTCCTGGATGAATAAAGGTGAGCCACTGGCTTTACTGCGCACGGCGCGGACTTTTTGGGCTGAGGTGTACGGCTGGATCACGTGGCCATTAAGGCAGTTTGATCCGCTGACCTGCATTGAACCGGTACTCAATTTGATCGCGTATGACCGTGACATAAGCCGCTTCAGTGGCGAACCGCTGAGCCTGTACCGCAAGCGCGTGGCCTATGCCTTCATCAACGCGCGTGATGCGGGTTCGGTTGAGGGGTTCATCAACATCTTTTCACGGCTGGGGATTGGATACGTGGAGCTGGTAGAACGCCAGCCTGGCATTGACTGGGACGTGATCATGGTGCGCGTCACGGACAGCCAGATTGCGGACAACACGCAGCTGATGATTCAGATAATCCGGCAGTACGGGCGAACCTGCCGCCGTTATCAGTTTGAAGTGATCACGTCTGAAAGCCTGGCTATCCGGGCGGGATGGGATCAGGGGGAATACGTGGTTTATCCGGCACGTCTGAACAGCACGGAAGCCAGCGGCGCAACGTTTAGCGCGAGTTTATAGGGAGAATTTATGTCACAGACAGCGATCACACTGGCCTTTGAGCAGTGGAAAGCAAGCCAGGCGGTAACGGGTGAACCCGTTCTGCTGGATGAGTTTGTGTTTGCCAACGTGCCGGGGCTGGATGCCAGTAAGCCGATTGACCGCAGTGAAATGCTGCCACCTGCCGCACAAATCGTTCACCGCCAGGCCGTCAGCCGTAAAGGCGTGGTCAATGAAAATGCCGTGGTTCACTCCGTTGTGCTGGGCGCGGAAGTGGGGGATTTTTCGTTTAACTGGATCGGTCTGATTAACAAGGCAAGCAACACGCTGGCCATGATTGTACATGCGCCGCTACAGCAGAAGCTGAAAACGAAAGATGGCCAGCAAGGCAATGTGCTCACCCGCTCTTTTTTGATGGAGTACAACGGCGCACAGGCTGAAACCGGAATCAACACGCCAGCGGAGACCTGGCAGATTGACTTCACCGCCCGTATGGCCGGGATGGATGAACGTCAGCGCCTGGAAAATATTGACCTGTACGGTGCAGCGGCTTTCATGGGGAATGGCTGGCTTGTCGCAAAAAACGGCTCTCAGTATTTTGTGACGGCCGGGACGGGTTATGTGCGCGGTTTGCGCGCCCAGCTGGCCGCTAACCAGAACATTACGGTAACGACAAAACCCGTAAAAGTCTGGGTGGATGTGGCATGGACGGGAACGCTGACGAGTGCCTGGGGCGTGGCCAGCAAAATCACCGTGGCAGCTGACCTGGTTGATTACGTGCAAAATGGTGTACAGCACTATGTATTTGCGGTGGCCAGTATTGATGCGAACGGAAATATTACCGATTTGCGCCCTAAGGGTACGCTTAACGAACAGGCCGCCAGTGATGCGCTGAAAAAACATGAGCAGTCACGTAATCATCCGGACGCAACGACAACAGCCAAAGGGTTTACCCAGCTCAGCAGTGCGACGGATAGCACGTCTGAATCTCTTGCCGCCACGCCAAAAGCTGTTAAGACGGTAAGCGATGAACTGGAGAAAGTAAAAAACGCCCTTGGGACAGCGTCCGGGAAAGATGTTGTCACTTCCCAGACCGATACTACAGCGGGCAGAGTATTGACTGTTGGCTATGGGGGGCTTGGTGGTACAGCCCCACGGACAGCCGTAGCCGGGTCAAACAGTTATGACAATATTCCAGCCGGATTACCGTCTGGCTTCTGGACGCATGCTGTTGATGGTGGTCCGTACGCTCACACTATTACGCTGCTACAGGACGGAGGTGGAAAGAGGGACGACAGACATCTGATTATTCCGTCCAGCTACACGGATAAAATTGCAATTCGCTGGGACAGTGGAACCACAAAGAATTATCAATATTTTTATACCGACAAGAATAAACCCAGTGCTGCGGACGTAGGTGCAGTACCTAGCGGGCGCAAGGTCAATGGCCATGTGCTGACAAACGACGTAAACGTGACGGCACAGGATATTTTCAACGGCCAGGCTATTGGGCTTTCGTCCGAGGATCTGGATACACTAAAAACGCCGGGAATATATTATCAACCAGCGAACGCCAATACGTCAGCCGCAAGGCACTACCCAGAAAATAACGCCGGAACGCTGCTTGTTTATAAAAATGCTGGAGTAACGCAGGTTTACAGGGTTTATAACAGTTCCAGAAGTTATACCCGTAGCCAGTATTCAACAGGTGCCTGGACTGTCTGGACGCCTGATGATTCGTTTCCTGTTGGTGCCCCTATTCCATGGCCGTCCGACACAGCGCCATACGGATATGCAATTATGGCGGGACAAGCCTTTGATAAAACGGCTTATCCACTCCTTGCGGCGGCCTATCCTTCAGGCATCATTCCCGATATGCGGGGCTGGACGATTAAGGGTAAACCTGCCAGCGGAAGGGCGGTGCTGTCACAGGAGCAGGACGGTATTAAATCGCATACCCATGGTGCTTCTGCTTCCTCTACCGATCTGGGTACGAAAAATACCAGCGCTTTTGACTACGGTACGAAAACAACCAGCGCATTTGATTACGGGACGAAAACATCAAACAACACCGGGGCACATACACACAGCGTTTCCGGCACAGCAGCATCTGCGGGAAACCATAGTCACGCCCAGCGAGCATGGAGGGACGGTGGTGGTGGTAATAACCGTTATATCGACCGTAACGCGTATCAGAAAAACGGGTATGAAGATAACAGCACTTCAACCGTAGCAGCCGGGGCGCACACGCACACGGTAAGTGGTACGGCCGCCAGTTCTGGCGCGCACTCCCACACCGTAGCTATTGGCTCACATACTCATACGGTGGGCATCGGATCGCACTCACATTCAGTAGTTATGGGAGCACATACACACACCATCACTGTTTCCGCAGCTGGTAATGCTGAGAACACCGTTAAAAACATCGCCTTTAATTACATTGTGAGACTTGCATAATGACTTTTAAATTTTCTGATAAAGACCGAACAATTCGAATTTATAACCTGCGAGCAGATACCCGTGAATTTATCGGTGCGGGTGATGCTTATATTCCGGCCGGGACGGGATTACCAGCTGACTGCACAGATATTGCGCCGCCTGATATCGCACCGGGTATGGCTGCTGTATTTAACGGAAAAAAATGGTCGCTTTATGAGGACCATCGTAATGATACGGTATACAGCAAGAAAAATGGCCAGCAGATATTTATTACCGGGTTAGGTGAATTACCTTCTGATGTGACGACTATTGCACCGGAAGGCGATTACATGCGCTGGGACGATAATAAATGGATTAAAGATTCTGATGCTGAGCGAGCCGCTGCGGTATCACATGCAATTGATGAAAAAAAACAGCGTCAGAAAGAAGCCACCGAAATTGTCAGCATTTTACAGGGCGCGGTGGATTTAGATATGGCCACAGATAGGGAGGCCGCTTTACTGTCTGAATGGACAAAATACCGTGTGCTGCTTAATCGTATTGATACCAGTTTAGCGCCGGAAATTGAGTGGCCAGAGGTGCCTGATAATGTGGCGTGAAGCACGAATTGCGTTCAGTGATTCCGTGGCTGCGCTGAATTGTTCCGTTATCCCGGTACATCCCTGGGTGTACGGGGTAGGGCAACAGACAGAAAACGGTGCGTATCTCAGTCCGGTAAACGCGATCAACTACCTGGCTGACAAGCTGGCCGGAACGGGCGGGGCGGCGGATATCGTGATCATGATGGTTTCTGGCCAGACGCATGACAGCTTTATGGCCAGCCTGAACAAACTTGTGGATGTATTCCCCAGTCCGGCATTCACCCAGGTGCGGAGGCTGGCGCAGTCCGCCGCGCAGCTGGCTGCGGAGAAAATGCAAATTCCGGCGAAATACAGTCAGAGTTTGCCCGCGGCGATCCCGCTTTCTGTGCCTACAAGCCGCACCGCTCTGGCGGCCGCAGCGGTGAAGAAAGCCCAGCAGGAGGCCGCAGCCGTCGCGGATTTGACGGGCGTAAAAAAGCTGATGGGGGATTTTAAACAGCAGCGCGAAAGCCTGATTTCTGGCATTGCCAGCGGCTTAACGGAATTGCAGGGAAAAAGCGCCAGGGCTTGGGTATTTACCGCCAGCGGCGATCTGCCGTCCATGCTTCTGGAGCTGGTAAAAGGGATCCCGCTTCAGTCCTCCGTGTATACCGCCGCCATGATGCTGGTTGGCGACAATCTCGACGGCATAAAAGGAATGATACATGACCTCGAACCCGACACTGGCGCTTAACGGTGAAGCAATTCTGCTGAAGAACATGCGCGTGACCGTATCGCAGCAATTTCAGGACAAAGACCAGTCCGGCCAGACGAGTGCAACCACGAAATCCGAGCAGGGCATCAAAGGCAAGGAGCTGCGCGTTTCCGGCGAAATTCCGTATAAAAATCCGGAGATCCTGCGCCGTATCTTTGAGCTGGCCAGCGCGACGGATGCCAGCGGCCAGCGCCAGAAATACCGCGTTGCACATGAGGCAGCGCGGGCGGTGAATTTCCGCGAGGCGATTTTTACCGGAACACTGGACGCGCCGCCGCAGGACGGGCGCATGTCCTGGCTGGTTACGTTCACCCTGACCGAACATATCAGCGTGCAGGAAAAACGCGAGGCCAGGGCAAGCGGCAAAACCAAAGCCGTGAAGCAAACGGCGGGAAGTGGCGGAGGCCAGAACGGTGGCCAGGCCGCTGGCGAGGATGAAGAAAAACTGACGTGGTTTGAAAGCAACGTGCTCAAGCCCGTAAATGACGCACTGGCATAATCATGAAACCGATTAAACGTTTATATCTTTCAACGGATGAAATTCACCTGGCTGATGCCAGCCTGGTGCTGGAGCTGAACAGCTGCGGCCGGGGGTTTATTACGGCCGGAACAACGCAGGACTATACGGGGAAGCTGGTGCGTCTCGATGTGGGTTACACCGATCTGGTGTTGCGCTGGTTTACCGGGTACGTGGAACGCTCGCAACCTGCGGAAAACGGCTTTCAGCGTCTCTTTGTTCGTGAGCTGGTCGGCGTATTTGAACGCCTCTGGCCATGTTCGTTTCAGCACCCCACGCTGCGCGATGTGGCCATCTGGCTTACAGAGCACAGCGGCCTGACCTTCAGCGTGCCGGATGCAGATTATTCAGACCGTCCGATCCCACATTTCACCCACAGCGGGACGGGGTATCAGCTGCTGGATAATCTCGGAAAGGCTTTCGGCATTACGGATTACGTCTGGTATCAGCTGCCGGACGGCGCGGTATATGTTGGAGGCGCGGAAAAAGCCCTGTTTGCTGGTCGCCCGATTGAGATCCCGCATGAATTTAATCAGGGGGCGGCCGGGGGGAACTCAATGACGCTTCCCCTGGTGCAAAGTCTGCGCCCCGGCGTGGAGCTGAACGGGGAAAGGGTGACAAAAGTCCACCTGCAAAATGACACGATGGCTGTCACCTGGACACCACGAAACCGTGCGACGGGTCAGCCACTGCAAAAAACGCCCGTTCAGCGCCAGATTGAAAGCCATTATCCGGAGCTGGCATCCGGGATGCATTTGCCAAAGTTTGGCCGTGTGATGAATCCTGTTGAGGCAGTGAAAAGCGGCAATTTCTCGGATCCGTTCCGTCCCCGCTATGCAGTTGACGTGCAGCTGCTGGACGCGGACGGCAACCCGGAAAAAGACACGCCTGTTTATTCGGCCGTTCCGCTGCCGGTCCCCATGGCGGGTAATGATTCGGGAATGTTCCAGTTTCCGCCTGAAGGGACTCTGGTCGAAATCGCTTTTACTGGCGGACGGCCGGATAAGCCTTTTGTACGGCAGACCGTGCCGGACGGAACCAGCCTCCCGGATATCCAGCCTGGCGAACAGCTGCAACAGCAGCGCGCGGAAGTGTCGCAGCGCGTCACCCAGGCGGGGGACTGGGTGAGGCAGACAGACCAGACGATCAATGAAACCTCTATGGCGCGCGTGGTTAAGGCCGATACAGAACAGCGGGAGCTGGTCAGCCGGGAAACAACAGTTAAGGCTACGGATAAACTTACCGTGCTGGGTACGTCCACATTGCTGGCCGGAGCCATTCAGCAGGTGTGTACGGGGGATTACAGCCAGGCAGTCAATAACCGCGTGGTGAGTATTGGCGGCAATGATGAAACAGACATAGCCGGGAACCAGACAGTCACAACGGGTAAAGACCTGATTGAGAAAATTGGCCAGATACGTAAAAGCGTGGCGGCCGTGCAACAGCAGATTATTGCCCCGGTGGTGTGGATTGGCTCTGGCACTATCAATGTGGCACAGCTGATGCTCGACACGCTCGACGTGGTTAAAGAGCTGGCAGAGCAAACGGCAAGCCACACCCACAGCAATACGGGAGCACCGACCAACGCGGGAGCAATCCGGAACACCGGAGCGAAAGCGGACACGCTGAATGGCAAATACTCCCCGGTGATTGGCAAGTAAACCTGTCCAGAACATAACCCGCGAAAGCGGGTTTTTTTATGCCCTTCATCCCCAGGTGGGGATATCTCTTTTCTTACCTCTTAAGCGGCTATCGCTACGCGCTGTCAGCGGCGCTCTGGCGCGTTCAGCCTTTTCGCACACTCAGAGCCACCCTTAAAATAGATCGTGTCCACAGCGGGGCGCTGGCGCGTCACACCACGGCCAAAAAAATCTTTCGCAGACCAAAATCGCACTACACCGCACCCGCCTGCGGTTTTTGGATCGTAAAAATTTTTCAGTTTTATTTTTCTACAAACCAGACCGCCAGCCCGCGCCATTGCTGGCGGCTTTGCGGAAAACCAGAACTGAAAAGATTGAAAAGAATTTCAGTGTTTTTCACTTTTATGGATCTGCGGAGGATCTAATGAAATTCGTAACTATAAGATAGTTAATAACATTTTAGATTTTGTGTGAAAAAAGAAGATCAAATTGTGTGAGGCGAAAAACTCAGGGAAAACCCGCGCGGTGAGAGCTGGCGCGGGTTTGGAGGCAGGAAGTCACTTTTAAAAAACTGAAACGTGTAGCAGGACCTGTTTCATGCTGCATGTAATTTGTTCGGTATGACATGCAGAGTCTTTTCGCTATAGACGGTATTGTTGCTGGGAATGTCTTTGTTCACAAATGACATAGCGCCGATTACAACATTGTCACCGATGCGAATCTTATCTGCGATGATGCAGGAACCCGCGCCAATGCTGACATTGTTGCCAATAACAATGGATATCGGCTCTTTATGAACATTAGCACCGGTAATGCCAATCGTTGTGTTCTGCCTGATACGCAAAGAGTGGCCGATGACAGCGGAGCCGTTTATCACTATCCCGTGATGGTGGGAAATCACCATTCCGGGTCCGATGTGTGCCCCTAACTGAATCTCAGTTCCATATTTGAAAATGAGGTTTCTGTTTATCTTCGCAGCTCGTTTTTTCAGGAAGTTACTGTCTGAATGATGCCAGTACGAAGCAATGCGCCACCAGAAGTGGAAACGGCGATTGGGGCATTTGATAGCTTTATGTAGCACCCTGAACCACGAAAACTTCTTAGGACTCATCATTACTTCCCGGCGTAAGCATTCACGTAAATGATTTGCTCTGGCTTGTTTATCCAT